GGAAGTCCGTACTCATCAATAAATCCCTCGTAGTTCCATTCCATTGGGATAAACAAAGAGTATAAACCAGACTTTGTCTGACCGTTTCTATTTCTTTGTGTGACATCTGATGCGTTGTATAGTTTTTTAAAATTGTCTCCACCTTTATCTAATGCGTTTGAGGTTGATCCCATCATACATTTACCAACAATCCTACTACCTAATCGTAAACATGTTTTTGTAACCCTCCAGTTATTTAATATATTATCTGGTCTTTCCCATTTACCACTTTCATCATGAACTAATAAGGCTAGTTTCTCACCATCATAACTGTTGTCACCAGTGTTCTTCCAATCTATTGTTGTGTCTAGCCCTTCAATTTCTTCCATCCCATCCGTTGCAGCCATTTTCTTCCGCGTAAACTTACTAGCAGGTACACGATAAGCAAGTTCGGATTTAGGGCGATCCATACCATCTTGGATAGGTTTAAAAAAGAAAGGATAATTAATTGATATAGGTACAACCTTATCAGTAAACATCTTTTTAGCATCAGATCCCGTTTTAGATAATATTCCAAATCTACTATCACTCGCTAAAGTAGCTTGATTAACCGTTTCAGCTGAAGACATGAAAGAAAAACCAGATCGCCTGTTTTTAAGATAACACATGCCGTAGCATCTTTTATCCGCTTTACATGCTTCCCAAAATATATAGAATAATCTATTTGCCTCTCTAAAATCTGGAGCACCAACATCAATCTTACTCCACTGTAAATACATGTAGTGTGTACCTGTTATATAAGTGGGTTTACCGTTGTTGTTAAACCAAAAACCACTATCTCTTCTTTTAAATTCTTCATCTATATAATCAAACCATTGTTCTTTTTGCTCGTCTGGATAAACTCTCCAATCAAATATATTTTTAAGCTTAGACAACTCTTTTGGCTGATCTATCTTTTGCCATTTTCCGTTTTCTAATTCAACAACGTTTTTTGGTATTGGTGGTAAAGCTATGCTTAAGTTTTGAATTTCATATATCTCACCTATTTGTCCAGTTTTTGATATAACGATAATATCGTGCTCTTTATCGTATCCGTATTTCCACTTTTTACCTCTATTAAGCCTTGTTACTGTTGTTTTCTTAATAGGTTCAATTACACTATATAATACTTGCTCGTAACTCATTTCGATCTGCCTTCCGCGAATCCTTTAAATACTCGCTCTTTTTTCTCCTCTTGTGTCTTTCCTTCCAGAATATTTTCTTCTTCTTGTATACGGTTGAGGATTTCAAATGCATCAAATATAGCTAGTTTTTTAGTAGCTGCGGCATTTTTTAATCTATCAGCAGATATATCGTCGTCAGAATCTACAATTGCTTCTTTAGCAACTTTTATAAGTTCCTCAACTGCTTTGTGCCCAGCTTGGATTATACGCTTCTTCGTTTCCTTGATATTCATATTTGATTGTAATATAATTTGATACTACTCTATACATTCTAACGCCATCTATAATAAACTCGTATTCAGAGTCAGGGCGAAAACCAACTAAAGAATCTTTTTCTACTGTTCCATCAGTATATCTAACTATACCCTTTAGAGGTTCTTCTTTTTTATCACTAAAAATATTAGTGTTTTTTATAGGTTGAATAAAACAATAACCATCTAAACAGTTCCATTCACCATCTCTTTTATAAGCATAAACTTGATCATGACTTATAAGATACTCATCTTCATTAAAAAAACTTCTACCGTTTCTTTCCCTACCTTTTATATCATGGTATCTTCTAAATACGTTGTGGTGAACTATTATTTCATCACCTATTTTTATTGGTGTTGAAACAGCTAAAGGCGTTTGTTTAACAATAGCTTGTCTATTTGTATATTGGTGATGGTATATTTCAGAGTTTAAAATTAATTCTGAATCACCAATTTTCTTAGTATTATTGTATCTTTCTCCTTTTGGCGAAACAATAATATCAAATAAACATCTCATTAGTATTGTAAGTCATACTCTATTGCTACAGCCATATTTTTATTAAAATCTTTCCAAGGTAAAACCTCTTGATCTTTTTTAATATAAACACTGTACTTATCATCTTTCTCTACAATGTGACATATAGTATGTCCACCATAAACCTCTTGATCAATCGCATAGTGCATAGCGTCGTTTTTATAATTTGAGCCTATGCTAATTTTACGAATTATCTTGCTCATTAGTTTTTTCTGTAATTACACCAGTATGCACATTTATGTTAACATCACCATAAGATTTTTGAAGATCATTATTTATAGCAGTCATCTTGCTTTGTTCTTCGCTAAAAACACCTAATAACAAGCCTCTTCTTATTTCTGAGTCTGCTATTTGCATTTTTATTGAATTTATCTTATTTATAACCTCTTGTACTCTTTCTAGTTCTTCTTTGGTTAATTTTTTAGTTAAGTCTACTTTCGGTGTTTTTCTTTTTGCCATTTAATTTAATTTAAGTTAATTTATTGTTATTTATCTACTTATAATATTACATGAAATAGTGAGTAATTACACTAATCGTCTATCCCAGCAATATATCCTCCTTTTTCTATCTCCCAAACCTCTACGCCCGTTCCATCTCCAACCCAGTCAGAGTGGTTTGTAAAAGTGTAATTTGAGCACGTTGTTAAGTTTTCAAATTCTTCTATTTTATTAGAAACTGTTTCTGTTGTCGATACAAGTCTCTTGGTTCTATCCTGACTTTGATGCATGTAAGATATTTTTGTTTTATCTAACGTATCGTATATTTCTTTTGTTACTATATAGTAATTCATAGTTATTTTGCTTCATAATTAGAGTCACCATATAAAGTAAGGTTGTAACTCGCGCCATTTAAGTCACCATCCGCGCTAGCCAAACCATTATTTTCAAATAGATGATAAAGCTTTAGATTTGCAGATGATGCATAATTACCACTATCGCTACCTAGGTTCATAGGCGCTCCAGAGTTATAAATAGCTGTTATCTCAGCCGCTGTTAACGCTTCATCCCAAATAGCAAAGTTATTGAACTTAGTTTCATTGTTGTTACCACATTTTATGTAGCTATTACCATTATTGGTACTACCTATTAACAACTCTCTAGTGGTGTTTGTCGGCATAGACATTGACGCGGAGGAGGTGTCACCGTTTTGATGACAAGTACCACAGTCACTAGCATTCCAATAAAGTTTAAGATCATTTGAGTTAGAAGACGTGGTTTTTACAAGTGTTATCATTGTATAGTCATCATTCCCAACATTACCCCTATTGTCTTCATGCCAGTAGTTATCATCATTAGCACCTGCTCCTAAACCAGCAGCATTGTAAGCGTCTACATATGTGGCTTGAGTAGAGTGAAATAACCATTGCGCGTCCATGTCTCTTTGAGATCCACTTGCATCGCTTCTCATTAAAAATGCTATCCTATTTTGATTTTCTCTGTAGTATAAAGCCATTGAACTATCCCACCAAGATGAAGCGCTAGGCTCACTTATTGTCCAAAAGAATACATTTGTACCTAAAGTCTTATCCCAACCGGCTTTAATCCAAACAGAAATAGTAAATGCTGTGCTTTGTGTAAAGTGCATGTCACTACCAGCTGGTATAGTCCCTGATTTTATTGCATGACTTGTGCCAGTTGATATAGATTTTGCAACCGCATAAGCATCCGTAAAGGTAGACAAATCATGGTCGTATCCACCAAACTCGCTCATGAGATGTGGTGTGTCTCCATCGTTCCATGTTTGTTGGCCAGCATGCATGTTTATAGCACCATATGTCCCATCGGAGCAATCCGATAAGCTTGATATCGTTGTAGCATTAGCGTTATAAGTATTAGTAGTGATCTCAGCTCTAATACCAGCTAAACTTATGTTACCATCTGATGTGCTAGGAACCGCCATTTATAATTGCTTTTAATTCATTAATTTGTTTTTGTTGTTCTTGTATTGCGCCAATTAAATGTGGGATAAGTTCTGTGTATCTAATTGATTTATATTCAGTATTATCTCCTTCTTCTGTGTGAAAAGGCATTTCTGATTCCTTAACTACACTTGGCACAACTTTTTCAACCTCTTGTGCGATTAAACCTATATGGTCCTCAGTATCATTTTCTTTATGTTTCCATTTATATGTAACTGGGTTTAATTGACTTATTATAGACAGTGATGATTCTAGTGGTTTAATATCGTGCTTTAATCTAACGTCAGAAGTTGTCCCCGAATATGCTATAACATCCTCCTCGCAGTGTAATGTCCCAGAGTTAGTAAATCTAAATTCTTCATCCGTACTATTATACATACTTGTGTGACCAGGCTGGGTAAAATCTAAAAACATTGCTCCTGAGGCTCTACCAATTTTAAAGTCTGCAGCATAACAAGCAGAAGTATTCACAGCTAAACCACTACTGCTTAACGCTAGCGTACTTCCGTTTAGTTTTATTCCGAAATATAATTTTGTAGTTGGGTTTGCTGGTGATGAGCCACCATTAATCTGTAAACCACCCGCGTAGGATTGTGAATTAGTTGTAAGGGCCATTAAAAGATCATATAAAAATACTTTTTTTACTGGATCACCACTAGTTATATTAGGATCATCAACTATAAAAGCAATATCTCTAAAAGATCTATCATCATTTGTATTGTCAATTATTTCGGTTTGACCATCAATACCTAGCTTTAATCCAGAAGACTCTTGAACTAAACCGTAACCAGCCGCAACGCTAAACGTTGTACTTGACAAACCAATACCATCACCATCGCTATACGTGGTGTTAGAGTCTGTTCTCCAAGCTGGATTACCACTAGCGTCTGTTTTCCATACTTTACTATTTTGTCCACTACCAGTGGCTACATAACCAGCCGCAGAAGAACTATTAGCAACCCAAGTGTCGCTATCTGTTATCGTTATTGTTTTTGTAGCGCCTGTACCAGTTGCGGCAACACTACCACCTACAAAGTTTAAAGTAGTTGCAGCTGTAGTTAATGAAGTTCCTTCTTCTTGAACTGTCAAACTACTACCACCACTTGCGGCTTGGAAAGTAGGTGCAGCACCAGTACCATTACTAGTTAGTACATGGCCAGCTGTTCCTACAGCTACGTGTGCAGGGTCACCATTAGCATCATAAGTAATTAGCTCACCATCTGTACCACTTGCCATTTTAGCAAGTGTAACAGCATTAGCGTTTATCTCTCCATCTGTATTCATATCGGTCATCTGATCACAAACAGAATTCATCAACTCAACAACCGATCTACCTTCTAAACCATCTGATGTGAATCTTGCATAATCACCACTAGCCGCATCAGCGTCATCAATTTCTACAATATTATCATTAGCTATACCTATCGCTCTAGCTTGCACTGGACTAGTTCCATTACCAAGTAACACTCTTCCGGATCCTAATGTAGTTGCACCAGTACCACCTTGCGCAACAGTGGTTGTTCCACTTACATCATCTCTAGTAATAGTTTGCCAAGTAGGTACTCCAGCTGCAGATCCACTACCTCTTGATCTTAAAAATTTATTTGAAGCTAAAGCGTTACCGTCTAGTTTAGCGTAAAGATCATCTGCGTCGCCATAAACTATCTGGCCAGCCGAAAGTCCAGTTAAGCTACCTGCAGAACCTGTTGTGTTAGCTGTAGTATATGGAGGTGTACCTGCTGTTATATCATTCCAGTTCCACGTCATACTATCTACGTAGGATTTACTAGCGGCATCTGTAGAATTTGATACAGTGTCAATACCTGTAATTTGACCAGTACCTTCAAGGGTTACACGACCTCCAGTAACTGTTAAATCTCCGCCAATAGCTGCAATAGCACTAGTTAATTTTAGTATATCAGTACCATTTACATTAAGTCTAACATCATTATCAGCATATTGATGTATATATGTATCAGCACTTGTTGCGCCGCCACCGGTTGCATTATCAAAGTAAAGTTTTTTAGTTGAGTTTAAATGAATATTGCCGTTGAAATATGCTGTACCATAATCGGATGTATCTAGCGTTAATAGCGTTCTAACCGTACCACCATCGTTGCCTTTAAATATTATATTTTTATCCTCAACAACACTTTGAAATTTCAAATCTTGGTTTGTCATACTAATAGTACCAATATGTACACCGTCATCTTTTAAAAGGATATCTTCC